TCACTGCGGGGCTCCTTGCTGGCGCTGCTGGAGGGCCCGGGTCATGGCGCCCAGCGAGGCGTGGGCATAGACCTGGGTGGTGGTGATGCTGGCGTGGCCGGCGTAGGCCTGGACCGTGAAGGCGTCCACCCCGGCATCGACCAGCCGGCTGATGGCCTCGTGGCGCAGGGTGTGGAACACGAACTCGTCGTCGCTGGCCAGCCCGAGGTCGAACCGCATGTCTGACCACAGGGCCGTGATGCGGTCAGCATCGATGTCCGAGAAGGGGGCAGGAAGGGCCCTGCGAGCCTCCAGGAGGGCCGCGGAGGCCGAGGTGAGGGGTACGGTGCGGGTCTCGCCGTTCTTCGTGTCCCGGAAGGTCAGCGTGGCGGGCCGGCCAGCGGCCGCCGGCAGGTAGTCGTCCCAGCTCAGGGCCAGCAGCTCGCCCTGGCGGGCGGCGCAGTCGAGGGCCACCGCCACCAGGACCCCGAGGGTCTCCGCACCGCGGCGCGCCGACCTGGTCTGGCACCACGCCACCATGGCCTGGACCTCCTGGTCGGTGATGCGGCGGGTCCTGCGGTTGCCGCGGACGCTGAGGTGCTTGACCCCGTGCGGCGGCAGCTCGGCCACCTCCAGGAGCACCGACAGCAGCGACAGCCGGTGGTTGATGGTGCTGGCCGACAGGGTGGTGCCCTTGCGCTTGCCGGGCTCGACCAGCCACTGGCCGCGGGCGGCCTGCGTGAAGGCGCGGTCCCAGGTCGCCAGGGGCATGTCCTCGGTGGCCCCCTTCGTGCCCGCCACGATGGCCGTGAAGGTGGTCTCCAGGCCGGACTTGTCCTTGGCCTGCAGCCACTGCGGGCGCTCCCGCAGGGCCCGCTTGAAGGCCTCCCGCAGGGTCGGGCCGGCGGGTGCCGGTGCCGGGCTGGGCTGCGAAGCGGGAGCGCTGCCCACGAGGCGGGCCACGATGGCGCCCGTCTGGCGGCGCGCTTCGGCCTCGGTGGGGCCACCGTAGGGGCGCGCACGGGTGACCCCAGGCAGGCCCCGGATGTCGAGGTGCCATGCGCCGGGGCGCTTCTCGAAGTAGCGGATGTTCACTTGCAGGCTCCCATCAGAACCGCGGTGCCCACCAGGGCGGCCGCAGCAGCTGCCCCTGCGGGGATCCGCACGGGCTCGTCATCGATCTCCACCGCCAGCTTCCACCACTCCAGGCGGACCCAACGAGGGCCCAGGCGGACCACCGAGGGGACCCACGAGGGGCGGGGCCAACGACCAAACGACACTTCTACGCTCACTCAGGACTCCGGGAAGAATGCGGCACAGGCGGCCGCCGAGTTCTCCAGCACGGCGCGCCCCTTCGGGGTCAGCCGCACCAGCTTGAAACGCCGGTCGAGGTGGTCCTCGAACGACTCCAACAACCCCAACCCCTCCTCACGGAACGAGCCGGATCCCAGCCGGTCGATGTTCCGCCCGTTGCTCGACTTCTTCACCCCCGTGTGGCGCTCCAGGTCCGACTGGTTCAGCGTGCCGTGGACCGACAGGGCCAGCAGCAGGCGCAGCTGCTGCAGCCCCATGGTGGCGTCCCCGGTGTTGACGACCAGGGAATCACAGAACGCGAGGACCGCGGTCTGCGCCTTCGAGATGCTCGCGCTGCGGCGCTGTTGGGTTGCCATGTAGTCTCTCCTGGTGGGGGTGAAGCGCGGCTCTGCGTCCGCGTCGACAGTGTAGCAGGGTGGGCCCTACTCGCATCCCCTCCCGGAAGGGGGAGGGGCAGCGACTAGAGTCGCGTCAGAACTGGGTGCCGGGCGGGGCGAATTCAGCCTGCGGGCCCCAGGCCGGCGGCGGGGCGTCCGCGCGCCACTTGCGGCCCTGGCGCTTCCCGTGCAGGCGCCAGTGGCGCTTCGCCCCTTCGATGGTGGCCGGCCACGGCGGAGTGGCTCCCGCGAACTCGCCGGTCAGCTGGGAGAGGTACCACTGGGCCTCCTCGTCCGACAGCTCGTCCGGGGGCGTCAGGACGGGCGCAGGGGCCGGAGCGGGGGCAGCCGGGGCCTGCGGCTCGGCGATGCCGTGCCAGACCCTCACCAGAGTCTCGAGGTGGGCCTCGATGAGGGTCCGCGGGGTGTCCACGGGGATCTGGTGTAGGGCGCCCATCAGGAGGGTCTCCTCGGCACTGAGGCGGTCCTCGTTGAGGAGCAGGGCGATGTCCCGGAGGGTGTTGTCCACCAGGATGCTGAGACGGTTGAACTCCAGGTTGTTCGCGGCCTGGACGGCCTCGGTGCCCTGGCCGGTGGTGGCTGCCAGGGCGGACATGCGCTGGCGCCAGTTGGCGACCTGGGTGCGCAGTGCGGTCACTTGGGGGTTGCTCATGGGGTCCTTTCGAGAGGGGTTGAGGGTGGTGGGGCGTCACCTTGACGCACCCCAAGGGCCCCCGCAGGGGCCTATGGGCTACGCCAGGGCGCGCTTCAGGTCGGCAGCCAGCTGCGACACGCGGGAGGGCGACACGTCGAACAGGTGGGCCACGTCCTGGCGCTGTCGTGCAAAGGCCAGGGCCCACACCAGCCCGGGCTTGCGGGCATCGACCGAGTCGGCCTGCTGCTGGGCCTGGAGGATGGTCTCCGGGGTCTCCCCGTGGGGCACCGACTCGGCCTCCTCCAGGGGCACGAAGCTGGGCAGGGGCGGCGGGATCTTCTTGCGCTGGCTGGCGGCCCTGGAGCCGGGCGTGAGCCGGCGCAGCTCGTCGACCATGGCGGACCGGGCCACGGCCCAGGCATGGCCACCGTCACGCAGCGGCGCGGCAGCCCACAGGGCGATGATGGCGGCCTGCTTCAGGTCGTCGACCCACAGGTTGTCCTTGCGGACCCCCAGGCGGTCCACCAGGGTGGCCATCATGGCAGTCGAGGCGTGCTCGGGGATGAGGGCGCGCAGGGCGCGGGGGGTGCGAAGCATCAGTTCTCTCCGAGGTAGAGGGTGCGGGAGTTGAAGTGGGGACTGGTCGGGGGCACGAGGGAGTTCCCGCGAAGGTCCACGTAGGAGGTGGTGGAGTCGGGCACCACCGAGGCCCAGCTGAAGGTGTCGCCCCCGTAGGGGTTGGGCGGGTCCCGGCGCAGGACGAACACCTCCGCCTCCTGGTCCTGGGTGCGCAGCCAGTCGATGAGTTCGGCGACGGTCACTGGAGGTCCTCCTGGGGTGCGGGCTTGCGGTTGGCGGGCTGGTGGCGCTGGGTGGGGCGGCCGGGGCCCTTGCGGGGCCTCCCGAGGGACACCCAGTCCCAGCCGCAGCCGCAGGCGCGGCAGCGCAGGCACTTGGTGGTGCCCAGGCTGCCCAGCAGGGTCGGCTGCTCGGCGCTGCACTGGGGACAGGCGTATCGGCTCACAGGCGGTACTCCACGGTGGCGCCGACGATGGTGTCCAGCTGGATCCGGCGGTAGACCACGCGGCCGGCCTCGGCGGACTTGTCCAGGTCCTGGACGGTGTAGTAGCGGCAGGTGCCATCGGCGTCCTCGCAGGGCGTGCAGCGCATTTAGCGCAGGTCCCCGCCGGTCTTCAGGAAGGCCAGGGTGACCACGGCACCGGCCAGGGCAGCACCGTCCAGGAGGGCGCGCATCTGGCGGCGCCGGGGGTTGTCCGAGTACAGGGCCTCGCCTGCGGGACGGTTTGCGAGGTGGGCCGACAGGACGGCAGTGGGCGAGAGGCCGAGGGCCTGGGCGTGGAGGGCGTTCTGCAGGGACATGGAGGGACTCCGGTGGTTGAGGTGCCAAGCGCACCCCCAGGGGCCCGGGAAGGGCCCGAGGGGCTGGACTCGATCAGCTGACGCGCCACGCCAGCAGGACCCTGGCGCGCGGCTTGTAGAGCGAGGGGCCCATGTCGAGGTGGACCCCGTTGATGACCGCGAAGGCGTGGCCGTTCACGATGACCACCCAGCGGCCCGGGCGGCCCTCGCGCATCCAGGCGGCGTAGGTCGGGCGGTGGCGCAGGGGCTTGCCCCAGTAGTTCTCCGTGGGCTCGCCCATGACGGCCCTGGAGACCAGCCAGGAGGTCCGAGCGCGGCGGCGCCGGCCGGCAGCCTCGAAGGCCGCATGGGCCTCGGCGTAGCTGATGCCCTTGGCCAGGGCCCAGGCGCGGACGCTGCAGTCGTTGTGCTCGGTGCGGTCGCGGCCGGCGTCGTTCACGCTGAAGGCTGTGGGGGGCGGGCACTTGGGGGCCTTGCGGGCCGGGGCGTTGTAGAAGGCGTTCAGCAGGTTGAAGGCGAGGGACATGGTGTGCTCCAGGTGGTGATGAAGAACGATACCGGGATGGTAGCGAAAGCGGGACGGTCGGTCAATCGGTCCGGCGGACGTCGAGCAGGGCAGTCACGCGGCGCCCCACGGCCCAGGCGCTGCGGCCTCCGGTGACAGGCTGGCCATCTGCCACCCGGGTGAACGTGGGGGCCTTGTAGGGGCTGTAGGTGATCCCCCAGGCCCACGGCGAGGCGTTGCAGGCCTGGACGTTCTCGTCCTCGAAGGCCTCGCGGTTGTGCAGGGCCTCCAGGGGCCCGGCGCCGGTCATGGTGGCCACGCTCTGCCAGCCCGTGAGGGTGCCCACGGCCCCCGCGTGCACGTTCTTGCGCTGCTCCCGCAGGACACGCTGGCGGCCAGCCTCGGAGACCTTGAACTGCACGCCGTTCGACAGGCACCACGCCCGGGCATGGGCCACCACGCGGCCCTTGTGGGCCCCTTCGAGGGCCTTGATGCTCCAGCAGGAGCGGTGCAGGTTCCAGTAGATGAAGACTCGCATGGCAGTGTGTCCTTGGTGATGTGGTGCCGGGATGGCCCACTCGAAGGGCCCCCGAAGGGGCCTAGCGGCTGGGTCAGGGGCGGGTCGGGTTCTGGAGGGCCCAGGCGCGCATCGCCTCCTCGGGGGTGGACCCGAAGCCCCGGTAGGTGCCGTCCCGCACGGCGAGGCTGGACTGGCCAAACCGGAAGGGCCGGCCATCGGCCCAGCGGTGGATGTCGGCGGCCATCCAGTAGCCCGGGCGGAGCTGGCGAAGGTGCAGTTTCGTGGTCATGGTTCAGTCTCCGGTGAAGGTCGGGTAGTAGGGCCTCAGGTGCCAGGGCACAGGCGCAGGGGCCTGGGCGGGCGCTGCGGACTTCGCTGGGGGTGCCGGGATGGGCTGCCGCGGGGCAGCGTCCAGGCGGGCCAGGAAGGCGGCGAGGCGGGCGGCTTGTGGGGTCACGATGTGAACCCCAAGGCCTTGAGGGTGGCCCGGCCTGCGGCCGCCTCAGCTGCCCAGCGTTCGGCCTGGGCGGCCACCCAGCCCCGGAACACCTCGCGGGCCTCCTTGGCGCCCTTGGCGGTGTGGATCCCGGCCACGTCCTGGGCCAGGGCCTGGGCCGTGCTCAGGGGCACCCGGGCGTGCTTTGCGAAGACCTGCAGGGCCTGGGCGGGTGTGTGGTAGCCGTCGCTGGACCCGTGGAAGGCCTGCCCCAGGCCCCCCAGGGCACCGGCCAGCCAGTACCAGCCGTTCGCCTCGGCGTGCATCGGGGCGCCGGTCTGGGCATCCGACAGGTGCAGGGCGATGACAGGGGCCAGGGCCGGGAAAGCCTGCAGCACCTCGCTGTGCAGGCAGCCACAAGAGCGCTGGATGGGCCAGGACGCGGTGACGCTGAAGTAGCCCCGAGGGTAGCCCGCTTCGATGTACAGGGCCGAGCCATCGGGCATCGTGCGGGTGATGGTCTTGCTCATCACAGGGCCTCCGAGCGTGCGCGGTCGGCCTGGGCCAGGGCTTCGTCGATGGAATCTTGCGGGTGCATGGTGTTCTCCGATGGGTTGAGGGTTGAGGAGGCCTTGAGGCGCTCCCGCAAAGGCCCGGGCAGGGCCCTTGCTGGGAACGTCTGTCAAGCGGGACGAATGGGGATGAAGCGGCGCGCCTTGCTGCCATGGACCACGATGACGGGGCTGGCCTTGTGGGCACCACGCTGGGCACCATCGCATGCGCCGCACTGGGCACAGGTGGTGCGCTTGCCGGCCTCATCGCTGGCCGGGCAGACGAACTCACGCGGCAGGATGGGCTGATCCGCGGTCCGGACACGGAACGTGCGCCATCCCATGCCCTGGGCCTGTGCGAACTCGGCCGGGCTGTCCACGCTGGCCATCACAAGGCGCTGCAAGTCCGCCCCTTGCTGGGTGTCCTGCAGGGCTGCCCACTGGTGGGTGTAGCCGGTCCGCCCCTGGGCTTCAGACACCAGGGCCTGCCAGACATAGGCAGGGACAGCCGCCGGGTCTCCGTAGGTGCCCAGCCGGACCATGCGGCCACGCCCCAGGGCCACCAGGGCCTCACGGTCCGCGGCCACAGGGTAGCGGCCGGCCGTGTAGGTCTTCCCCACCACTGTGGGGCCCCGGGCCACCACCACGTAGCACGCGCCACCCATGGCGGGCCGATGCTTGCAGTCTCCGCAGATGCTGGCATCCTGCCCAGTGCGCAGGGCCTCAGTGGGCTTGACGTCGGCACGGAGAATGTAGGTCTGGACCATGTTGCCGGTCTTCCTGTTGCTCGAACTTGTCAGCACGATGGCGACGATGGGCTGGCCGTCCAGGAGGGAGGGGCCTTCGTAGGCGATGAAACCGGTGGGTTGCTTGGGGGTCTTCATGGTGTGTGTCCTGGGTTGCTGTTTCTGCATCGGTGTTGATGCATTGGGGTGAACTGTAGCGGAAGCGGGACGGTCTGTCAATCGGGCTGGGTTCTGCTGGGTGGCCCTGTAGGTGCCCTGATGGTGCCCCTGTAGGTGCCCCACGAGGAAAAAAACAGGGGCACGCAGACATGCGGCCGCTTGATGGCCTGCGAGTGTCCTGGTGTGCCTCTGCTGGGTCTCTGCTGGGTGTCCTGGTGGCCAGCCCATGGCCAGCCCCGCCCAACACCACGGATTCACAATCCGTCGGGGGGCCTTATGAATCAACGACTTAGCACTGCCGGTGCCCTGATGGTGCCCTTGTGGTGTCCTGAAGGCTGCCTGATGGTGCCCTGCTGGGTGGCTGGCTGGCTGCCGAGGCGCTGCGCTGCGGTCGACCTGGTCAGAATCGAGGGGGGCACCGGGGGGAGCCCTGCCCGCTGGGATCATCCGATACCCCCTCGCATTTTTGTAGGGAATGACCCCGGGGATGGATCCACCTTGTGGGATGGTCCCTCCTTGATCGATCTAGCGATTCGGCTGAACGAGACCCCCTTGAGGCCCCTACCAGCCCATCCACCAGGGACCACCCCTCTAGGCCTCTAGAAGTTCACCTTCAAGGTTCTCTACTAGAGTTCATCTATCAGGGAGCCTTCCCCCCGATAGCCGGGGTTTAGGCGTAGGTCCCGTTCAGGAAGCAGTCCAGCGCACCGCGGCTCTCGTTCGTCAGGCCGGCCATCTCGATGAACCTGTCGATCTCCTCCTGGCGCTTCTGCTCCGCGAGGTCCTGCTCGATGCGGTCCACGTCCTTGTCCAGCACCGACAGCCAGAAGGCCACGGCCATGGCCAGCACGTCCACCCGGTCGTCCTTGGGGATGGCCCCCTTGTCGCGGGTGATGCGGGTCAGCTGGTAGAACAGCTGGTAGTTCTGCGCGGTCTCCTCGGGGTACTCGTTGTAGTTCTCCGAGTCCTCCTTGATGAGGCTGGCGTCGACCACCAGCCGGTGCTGGTTCAGGACCGGCTCCAGGGTGTCGATGATCCGGCGCTCCTTCTGGGTGTTGCTCCGGGGAGCCTCCGTGAGGGTGCAGGGGTAGGTCCTGGCCAGGAACGGGGACAGCAGCTTGTTGAACATGCCGTCACCGAAGTTGGGCTCGACGATGATCTCGTTGACCCCGAAGGCCTTGGCCTCGTCCGCCAGCTTCTGGAGGTTCTCGTCCACGTAGCCGCCCTTCAGGCCCTTGCACTGCAGCAGGAACAGGAAGCCGTTCAGCATGGCCACGATGGCATAGGCCAGCTCGTCGCCGCCCCGGCCTGCGGGGTCGATGGCCATCACCACGCCCTGGTAGGGCACGTAGTTGTCCTTCGAGTACCAGATGGGCCTGTACCAGCGGTCGCCGGCCATGCCCACGTTGGGGACGTCCGGCCGGATCTGCTCGGGGCTCGAGCCCCATACCACCTTGATGGGGCCATCGGTCTTGCCCAGGTCGAGCACGACGAAGTCGCTCAGGCGCAGCGGGTAGCGCTCCTGGTCGCTCAGGCTCGGGTTGAGCATGAACTGCAGGGCGAAGCCCGACCGACCGTAGCTGGCCTCGCGCTCCATCAGGTCCAGGTCGGGGAACCGCCGGGGCTCTGTGGGGGCCCCTCGGCCACCGCACTGGGTCGCCAGGGTGGGGTCGGCCTTGAGCATGTCGGCCAGCGTGGGGGCCAGCCGGGGACCGTAGAGGGTCTGCAGGCTCTCGCTGGGGAACCGGGCAGGCCAGATGCGGGTGACGTACCCGCGGCCCTCCAGAGTCCTGTAGAGGGTCGCCTCGGTCTGCGGGGTGCCCAGGAAGACCACCTCGCCCCCGCCCAGGCCCAGCTGCGCCAGGTCGTCCTCGGCCATCATGACCGCGTCGAACTCCTTGACGGCCTCGCCCAGGCGCTCCCGCATGACGTGGGTCAGGGAGTTCTTGGGGACCTCGACGTCGTCGGGGATGATGAGGCTGGCACGGGAGCCTGTGATCTGGCCGAAGATGCCCGCGGCCTTCAGGCTGGGGCTCTGGTGGGCCATGCTGCCGGCCACGTCGAAGCGGTCCACCTTGTCCCGCATGCCCTTGCCGGGCTGGAGGTGCTGCAGGAAGGGGGCCTCGGAGATCAGCCGGCGGCAGAAGGTGGTGAACTGGAGGGCCCGCTCTTCGTTGGCGGACACCACCAGGATGCGCTCGTTGGGGTTCCTGGCCAGCCGCCACAGGGCGAAGGCGGCCGTCAGCCAGGACTTGCCGATGCCCCGGAACGCCTGGATGATGCGGCGGCGGGGCCCGTGCTGCAGGTACAGCGCGATGTCGTACTGGATCGGTGTCGGCTCCCGCAGCCCCAGGTGCTTCCACAGGAGGAAGACGAAGTTGCGGAAGTCCGACAGGACCGGGTCGTACTGGTTGGCGACTGCCTGCGCGGTCGGCGTTAGGCTACCCATCGGACCAGGTCACCGCTGGCCACCAGGGCCGGCAACGCGCCCAGGGCGGTCCACACGAAGTCCAGGGGGTCCGGGGTGCCCGAGCCGGACACGCGGTCGTAGACCTCCTTGCCCAGGCCGAAGCCGACCGCGAAGGCTGCCCCGGAGATCCCCGGAGGGAACCCCACGAGGGCCCCGAGGGTGAACCCGAGGATGGACAGCGCAGCGCCGTAGACGAAGTGGTTGGCCTTGTCGGCCGGGATGGAAGGCAGATTCATGGTGGTTTGTGAAGCGGGAGGGGCCCGGGAAGGGGCCTAATCGGGCGCAGGCGGGCCGAACGGGGGCACGCCAAGGGGTAGGTAGCCTGGAGCTACTGCAGAGGCTCTGCGGGCTCGCCAGCGAACGGCAGGCGGTCCGTGAGGGCACCGGCCAGGGCCCTGCCGGGGCTCTTGGGGGTCGGCGCCAGCTGGTAGCCGGAGTCCTTGCAGATGGCCCGGGCGACCGCGATGTCCGCGGCCGTGGCCGTGCCGGCGAGGATCCGCTGCAGCAGGAGCTTGGCCGAGGAGTCCAGCAGGGCCTGCCCCAGGCCGGCGCCACTGAGGGCAGCCAGCTCGGGCGGCAGGGGCGGCAGCGGGGCGTCGTCGGGTTCCCTCACTGGCCACCCCGCGAGCCCGTCAGGCGGTGGACCAGGGCTTCGAGGGCACTGGTGCCCAGCGAGGCCAGCCCCGCCGCGCAGGCGTAGAGCACGAAGGTGTCTGCCGTGGGGAACAGCAGCGCGATGGAGCCCGCGGCCGCGCCGATGCCGGCGGTGACCAGGGCCCGGCCGGCTACGAGGCGTGGCGTCAGCTTCTCGTCGGAGGCCAGCAGCTTGCCCAGGCCGATGCCTGCGCCGATGGCACCGAGGATGCCGATGAAGGCCTCGGGGTTGTCCTTGGGGGTCATGGGTGGAGAACTTTCTTGATCCAGTCGAGGAGGTGGGGGTTCTCGACGAAGGCGGTGGTGAGGCCGGTGGCCAGGGCGCGGACGTAGGTCTCCTCGACCTTGCCGCCGTACTCGCGGCCTTGGGCGTAGAGCAGGGCGTGGCAGGCCTCGTGGAGGACCGTGTCGACCACGTCCTGGGGGTCCTGGTCGTTGGCTACGGAGATGGTCCGGTCGCGTTGGGAGCAGTTGCCCGCGAGCCCCTCCCCGTCACCCAGGGTGGTGGCGGAGAGGGTCCAGGCACGGCCCCCAATCCTGAGCGGCTCAGGGAGAGGGGTACGCTTCATGGTCGATCAGTTGCGGGGCCACCAGAGGATGTCCCCAGGCACGCCGCCCACGGTGAGGGGCAGCCAGACACCGTTGGTGTTGCCACCGGGCTTCTGGTTGAGGGCGGTCGTGTTGGCGATGCCGCTCCCGATGGCGGGCGTGATGTCCCACCGGAAGGTGCCCAGAAGGAACAGGCCGGTGCCGCCCGAGCTGGCGTCGATGGTCATGCCGCTTCCGCTGCCGACCGTGGCCAGCCGCAGCGCGGTGCCGCTCGGGGGTGCCGTGATGTTCAGGGCGGTGCCCGCGGCGGCCCCCATGGAGACCGCCTGCGAGAAGTTCACCGGACCGTTGAACACCGCGCCCCCGGCGCCAATCCCGAGGGTCGTGAAGGTGCCCTGGGAGGCCTGGATGGTGCCCGGGGTGTTGATGTTGCCCTGGGACAGGGTGCCCATGTTCACGCAGAAGTCCGACAGCGCGTTCGGCAGCGACCAGCTGGCGGTGACCCCGTTGGTGTAGAGGAACCGGCCGCTGAAGCCCGTCTGGCTCGGGAGCCCGCCGCCGGCAGCCGGGGTCACCCACAGGGGGTTGGTCCCGTCGGTGCCCAGCACGCGGCCAGCGTTGCCCGCCTGCAGCGGCAGGAGGCTGCTGAAGGTCACCCACGACAGCGCCGCACCGTTGGTGCCCAGCACGCGGCCGGCGTTGCCCGACTGGCTCGGCAGCGTGGTGCCGCCGCCCGAGCCCGAGCCCATCTCCACGGCCAGGAAGGTCGCGGGGGCCTCGGAGCAGAACCAGCCCAAGGGCTGACCCGGGCCCGCGTTGCGGTTCCGGATGTAGTCCCCTCGGGCCCACACACCAGACGTCGGCGCCGCCGTGGCGGACCACTGGCCATCGTTCAGCCGGATGTCCGGCAGGGACAGCGTGGCGCCGTTCTCCAGGGTCACCGAGGAGGTGACGTCGATGTTGTGCTTGCGGGCCCCGACAGAGACCTGGAGGCTGCTGTTGGCGCCCGACAGGCTCAGGGCCGCCACTCGCATGGCCGTGCAGTCATCGACGTGGATGACCCCGTTGCCACCGAAGGCGATGTTGAAGCCCTGGTTGTACCCGCCACCGAACTCGGTCGCCAGCATGTTGGCGCCCAGGTAGGCCGCGAGGCCGATGCAGTCCTCACCGTAGTGCGAGATCCGGGCGCCCCGCATGTCGTTGTAGATGGCCCCGTGGGCAGCCGGCCCGATGACCAGGGTGGCGTCCGTGTAGGTGCCGTTGGCCGCGGTGCTCGTCTGGTTGGGCTGCAGGATGACCGGCCAAGTGAACGTCGTCGCGCTCGTGACAGTGATCTGCGGGACGAACACGGTGTTCAGCCGGGTGTCCGACACCGCGCCGAAGACGCTGATGAAGTCGCCCGTGCTGCGCCCGTGGGGGCTCGCCGTGGTGGCCGTGGCCACGCCGCCCGACACCACGATGCTGGTCAGCGTGATGCTGGTGGCCGAGGGCGTCGGGTTGTTGCGGCGGTAGAGGACCGCGCCGGCACCCGAGTAGCTCGTGTCGTTGTTGTCGCAGAAGTGGCCCAGGCTCTCCAGGCCCGTCCCGCCGGAGAACGTCAGGTTGGCATAGATGCCCCTGTAGTCCTTGCCGTTGGCGATGAGCTTGTTGTCGCGGGTCACCGCCTGGTTCGCCCGGCGGTTCCACAGGATGCCGTGCCAGCGGTTCAGCAGCGCGGTGTTGTTGCGCACCACCATGCCGTAGCAGTCCACCAGCTCGTAGCCATGGCTGCGCGAGCCCGTGACCTGGGTGTTCTCGATGATGGTGTTGCTCAACTTCAGGCAGCGGATGCCACCCACCCCATCGACGTTGTCGTTCGGGCCCACCACATGGATGCCCGAGATGACTCCCTTGGCGTCCGAGTTGCCGGGGGTGTCGTTGTTGAACGTGAGGCGAGCCGAGGGGCCGAAGAAGGTCGTGCCGGTGTTGGCACTGACCCCGCCGCCACCACCGTTGCCGTCCGTGCCGACCCCCATGAGGCCGAAGTTCAGCTGCGAGGTGCCGGCCAGGGCGAAGACCTTCAGCTCGGTGTCGTTCAGCGGGAAGGCCCCGCGGCCGACCGAGACGGTCACGCCGTAGGCTGCGTTCCAGGCCTTCAGGAGGGCCGTGGTGTTGGCCGCTGCCGTGGCAGTCGGGGCCAGCCCGAACCACTCGGCGCACACCTGATCGACGGTGCCCGGGGCAAACGCCACCGTGCCCTCGCCGATGAAGAGGGGCCGGCGGGTGGCCTGCAGGGAGGCCTGGAGGGTCACCGTGACGCCAGCGTCCACCGTGAACAACGCTCCCACATCCGGGATCAGTGAAGCCGAGATGGTCGTGTTGGCGGAGAAGCGGTAGGTGCCCGGCGGGACCCGCAGCGTGGGGTGCGCGGCCGAAGCCGCCACGAAGGCCGCTTGGTCGGGGGTCGTGCCGTTTCCGGTTGCCGAGAACGGGGCGTCCCGGACCGTTGGCATGGCGCTGCCGCCAGTGCCTCCGCCAGTGGCCTGCGGGACCCAGGCGAGGTTCTCGCCATCGGTGCCCAGCACACGGCCGGCGTTGCCAGCCTGCGGCGGCAGGACGGTGCCCGAGACGGGCGGGGGCTCGCCCACCACCACGCCACCATCGGCCAGCTCCTGGGCCAAGTAGATGGCCTGCAGGGTCGCTTGGTTCAGCTCGAAGGCCCGCACAGGGGCCTTGAAGTCGACCAGAGGGGCTTCGAGCGGGGTCCGGCGGCGGACCTCGATCACCGACTTCGGCGGGGCCGTGACGCGGATGGTCTGCGCGTTGATGAAGGGGTAGCCGAAGATCAGGGCGCCATCCACGGTCACGCTGATGTGCGACCGGCTGATGTACGGGGGCACCGCAAGCTCCTGCGGGGAGCCCGTGCCGGCATAGGTGTAGATCGAGAAGGCCATGGATGTCCTGGCAGGGAGAAACGAAAAGGGCCCCGAAGGGCCCCTGTGGGTTACGGGCTCGGGCCCGCGTCGGGGTCGACGGTGGGCAAGCCCTCGGTGAGGTAGCGGATCGTTGCGGGCACGCCCAGGAGGCGCGCACCGGGGAGGCCGGAGAGTCCGTCCCGGACTTCCTTCTGGGTGGCCGTGCCGGGGCCGATGAGGTCACCGACCACGAGGCTGGGGAGGTTCAGCAGCTTCTGCGCGACCATGAACGAGGGCGGCATGTACGCCACCCGGGAGTCGGTGTTCTTGGTCGTGCCGGCGTCGAACAGGATGTCCCCGCCCGTGAGGATGTGGTAGCCCGTGCCGGCGATGACGGAGGTGAAGCCACCCATGGCCAGCCGGCCAGCCACCGCCTGCGCGATGCGCTCGGCCGTGAGCCGCTCGTCCAGCTCGCCGGGGAAGTTGATCGCCGTCTGCAGGGAGTAGGCCATCGACTCGGACATGATGCCGATCATCAGCAGGGCCAGCGAGGTGCTGTCCCGGTACTCCAGGTTCTTGGCGAAGTTCTTGGCGTGGGCCACGAGCATGAAGGTCTTCAGCTCACCGAACATCTTGCCCAGGGTGGTGTGCATCCAGGGCATCGTCTCGCCGATGTCGTGGTCCTGGATGGCATCCCGGGCCTGCCGCGAGACGAACAGCTGGAAGGTCTCGTAGGTGCCCCGGTCGTTGGCCGCCCAGTTCTCGTAGTCGATGGACTGCAGGGTCCCTCCAGGGCCCTGGGTGGACCACGTCTTGAGGGCGTCCAGCATTTGGTCGAGATCCGAGGTGCCCGCCAGCGGCTGGCCGTTGACCACCGCCGGGTTGTCGCTCACGCCCTGGCCGACCCAGCGCCGCTTCTCAGCAGCGGTCAGCTTGCGGCGCCCCATGGCCACCTCGAAGGCCTGCCGCGTGGCGCCCATGGCGGCCATCTGGCGGGTCAGCGGGGTGAACGAGGCGTTGCCGCTCAGGACGTCGATGACGTGCGAGGTGCGGTTCGTGAAGTGCTCGAAGCGGTTCAGCGAGCCATAGGCCCAGCCGCCCTCGACCTCGAAGGCCCGGGCGTAGCTGCCGGCCATCTCGGCACCCAGGCCGGTCATCATCACGATGTCCTCCGCCAGCCCCTTCTCGGGGATGTAGCCCTGGCGGATGGCCCGGATGAAGTTCCGGAACGAGGGCATCGACTGCATCATCGCGGAGAAGCCGAACAGGGCGAACGAGCGGTGCATCTCGAAGGCCGCGGTGAGGCCCAGCTGGCCCAGCGTGACGCCGCGGGTCAGGCCCCGGAAGGCCTGCGCGATGCGCGCCGTGCCGCTGAAGTCGGCCACGCTCATGGGGCGCCCCGTGATGTACCTGTAGAGGTCCTCCAGGTACTTGACCTCCTGCTGGAAGCTGGGGTCCAGGTCGGCGTCCGGCTCCTTGCCGGCGTCCGCGATGGCCCGGCGCCAGTCCGCGGCGGACTTGAAGCCCACCTTGGCGAGGCCAATCTGGCCACCCACCGAGTTCAGGTAGGTGTCCATCAGGACCCGGGCGTCGTTCTCGAACAGGTCCTGCACCGACAGCCGGCCCGTAGGCAGCACGTCGGTCATGGTCTCGTCGATGTCGAAGCGGAACTTGAGGTTGGCCGCGCGCCCGGCATCGGAGTCCGCCACCGCACGGGCGTCGAACATCACGTCAACCAGGTCGTCGATCTCCTGCGGGGTCAGCCGGTTGGTGGCCGCCAGCTCGTTGCGGAGCGTGGCCATGTCCCGCGGCGCCAGGGCGATGTTCTGCCCGGCCGCGTCGAACTCCAGCTTGAACAGGGTGTTGAGGAAGGCCTCCGCCTTGCCGAGGTTGTTGGTGTACCCCGGGACCTTGATGGCCTTGGCCAGGAGCGCGACCACCTGGGCCCGGCCGTGCTGCTGCATGGCCTCGCGGATGCGGTCGAAGCGCCACACCCGGTTCACGTAGAGGTCGTTCGGGGGCACGTTGGCGGCACCCTCGACGCCGGCCCGCTGCATCTCCTCCAGGGCCTTGGCGTAGGTCTCCTTCATGGCCTTCGCGGCCTTGACCACGGAGGCGTGGAGGGCGGGGTACTGCTGGGCCACGGTGACGTCGCCGCGGGTCTCCCGGCTCACCAGCTCGGCGAACAGGGCGTTGAACTTGTGGCGCTGCCAGAAGCGCACCCCGGCGGCCTTCTGGGCCTCCTCCAGGGCGAGGTTGAACGGGATGTGGAACCCCGAGCCGCCCAGCTGGCGCTGGATCTGGCGCTTGTACTCCGAGGCGGTCCAGCCCTGCGCCATCTTGTCGTCGACCTGGATGGCATCCTTGACCAGGGCGAAGGCCAGCTCGCGCACCTTCTCGTTCTTCGAGCGGTTCAGCGTGGCGAAGTAGTCCAGGCGGATCTTCGACATGGCCGTGCGCTGCGAGGCGATGTTCGCAATCTGGCTGATTTGCGCGGCCCCGATGGAGCCCGGCAGGAACCCTTCAGGGGTCTCGGAGGCCGGCCCGTACTGGTCGACCTCGGTGTGGGCCACGGCCTTCATGGCGCCCGTGTAGGCGTCCTCGACCACCAGCTTGCCGGCGGGCGACACGCGGGTCACGCGGCCCTCCCACTGGGCCCCCTTCGAGTCCTGCCAGGACACCACCTCGCCCACGAAGGACTCGGCGGTGCGGCGGGGGCTCTCCAGGACCTCGTCCGGGTCCGGCCGCGGGGGCTCTGCAGGGGCCTCGGGGGTGACCGGCGGGGTCTCCTCGGGGGCGACAGCGTTGGCGGCTGCCGGGTCCGGCTCGCCCTCCTCAGCCATGCGCTGCAGCTCGCGCTGGCGGATGGCGGCCTCCTCCTCGGCCTGACGCTGCGCGGCGCGCCGGGCCTCGATGTCAGCCCAGGCGGCCTCCTTCGCGGCCATGCGCTCGGCATCGGCGGCGTCCCGGGCGCGGCTCTCGCGGCGTTGGTCCAGGAGCTTGGCGAGGCCCTCCAGGCCCGTGTTGCGGACCACCGGGTTCGCTGCGTTGAAGGCAGCGACCTGTGCGCCGCTGGCGACAGGCGGGGTGGGATCCGCGGGGGCAACCGGAGGGGCCCCGTTGGTGGTCGGGATGGTCTCCGGCGTGGGCGAGGGGGCCTGCCGTGCGGGGGCCCGGCTGCCAGGGAAGAACTCGTCCACGATGCTGCGGCCCTCGGCCGACAGGCGGTCCGAGAACTGGTTCAGCCATGCCCGGGCGCCGTCCTCCAGGCTCAGGACGTTGTCCACGCGGGCCGTGAAGGTGTCCTCGTCGATGCGCCCAGCGTGGAGGTCGTCCACGGCGTTGCGGATCTCGACGGTCTCCCGGATGGCGGCCGCATCGGCTGCGTCCAGGGCCTCGCCCCGCTCGCTCTTCTCCAGGGCGCGCAGGACGTTGACCTCGCGCTGCGCCGCGTCGGCCATGCGGTTGGCAGAGCGGGCCCCGAGGGCGGCCAGGGGCAGCGAGAAGGCGCCGCCCAGCAGCAGGGACTCGACGATGGCCGAGGTGTTCTGCTCGAAGTTGAACTCCTGGCGGAGCTTCTCGAAGGCAGCGTTCTCGGCTGCGCCCACCGCGGTGCCGGCGGCGACAGCCCGGCCAGTGCCGGCAGCCACGCGGGCCTCGGCGTTGGCCAGGGCGTTGCTCACCTGGCTCTGGCCCACCCGGCCGGCGGCCTGGAGGCCCCGGGCAGCGGCGAACGTGGTCAGCCCGAACACGAGGTTCTCGGGCATCAGCACGTTCAGGGCGAACCGGCCAATCTCGCCGGACATCCCCAGGTCCCCCAGGCGCAGCATGTCCTGCTGCTTCTGCAGGAGGCGGTCCCGCAGGAACTGGGCGTGGGTCGGGGAGACGGCCTTGTAGAGCGCGGTCTCGTGCTCCGGCCACAGGTCCTTGCGCAGCTGCTCCCAGGCGGGGTCCGAGCCCACGAAGTAGTTCTCCTGGGGCATCAGCTGGCTCCCCACGTAGGAGGCCACCATCCCGTCGATGAAGCCATCCTGGCGGTAGATGGCGCCGACATAGTCGCTGGGTTTGGTGGACTCCTCCCGGCGCAGGCGGGCCTCCGACTGTGCCCAGGCGGTGGGCAGGAGGGGCGCGTTCGCTTCCGGGGCAATCCTCCCGGTAGTGGGAGCGAGGGGCGTGGGGTTGTCCATGGGTTCCTTGAGGGGTTACTGGGTGGCCTGGGCGAGGGCCTGGAGCTTCGAGGCGGGGACCTTGGCCTGCTGCAGCACGGTGGCTTCCCACTCGGCGTTGCCGGCCAGCATGGCGGCCCGCAGGCCGTTGCGGCGGCGGTCCTCGACCCGCACCCCCTTGCGGTTGGTGTAGAAGGTCGCCGCCTCTTGCTGGAACTCTTCGTCCTTGCCGGCCGCGAGGGCCGCGATGGCCTTCTTGAACTGGCCAGGGTTGCCGGTCTGGTACGCGATGTCCACCATCACTGCGTGCTGGGTGGGCGTCATGCGGCTCCACAGGCCCGGCACGGCCGCGTCGATGACCTCACGGGCCTGCCGCTCGTAGCGGCCCAGGGAGACCCGCAGGAGCCGCTCGGCTTGATCCGGCAGCAGCGCCGCGGTGCCCGCGATGACCCCGTCGATGCGGTCCTCCGGCACGCCCGCGGCCTTCAGGTCAGCCCGGGCGGTCTTGGCGTTAGCCTTGAGGTTGTAGCCGAAGCCGATGTTCTTGCCGGCGTCCTTCGCGGGGTCGTCGTAGGCCTGCAGCACGAGGCCCTCACCCATGGCCACCAGGGAGGAGGCCAGGGCGGTGGACTGCGACACCATCGGGGTGGTCAGCATGTTCAGGGCCGACCGCATGGTGCCCGGCAGATCGACCTTCGCGCCGCGGTCCGGCAGGGTCGACAGGGGCGCATCGCGGGCGTCCTTCAGGGGCACCCGAGGGGCGTTCTGCAGGCGCTGCTTGAAGGCCTCCGACTGGCTCTTGAAGAACCCCTCGGCCTGCTCGGGCGTGACCTGGCGCAGGGCCTGGGCCTTGGCCAGCAGGGCGGGGTCCACGTCAGCGAAGCGGCCCTCGCGGATGGCCTGCAGCATGGGGCCCACCCGGGGCAGCTCGTCGGCCGTGAAGGCCTTCTTGGCGGCCTCGGCGGACACCAGCTGCGCGATGTTCACGGTCTGGATGTACTGCTGCGTGCCGTTGCCCAGCGCGAGGACCCGGAGGTCCCCCTGGGTGCCGGCGGGGGCCAGCATGATCTTCCAGTCGGCGTCGTTGCGCGAGCCCAGCTTCAGCTGCTTGGCGAGGTTCGAGGTGAAGTTCGACACGGCCTCGGAGGTGGCCTCGCCGCTGAACCCCGGGGGAATCCGCACAGCCACGCGGGTCGTCCGGTCCATCACGAAGTTGTTCTTCACCCACTGCTCGGCGTAGGCCTCAGCTTGGCTCTCCGGCGCGCTGGGGTTCGCGCTGCGCCAGCGGAACATCTCCGCCTGCAGCTCGCCGCCGATGTAGGACCCGTTCTCGGGCCGCCCGGCGAAGCCGAACACGCGCATGAAGTTCATGCTGCTGCCGGCCACCCACTTCTGGGACTCCTTGTCCCGCATGGCGCGGAACTCCGGCGACTCCGTGAGGGCCTTCGCGGCTGCCTTCGCGCCCGGGGAGATGGCCTCGTAGGCCTGGGCGTAAGCCGCCACCGGGTCGCCCTGGTTGGACGTGGCCGCGGTGTACGACTCCAGGACCGTGCGGGTGTCCTCCTGGGGGAAGTAGCGGTCCCGCAGGGCAGGGTAGGCCGACATGGCCTTCCACAGCTCGGCAGCGGCCTTGAAGCCGGCCGGCGGGCCATCCTTCGCCGGCAGGTTGGTGACCAGGGACGTGGTCCAGTTGCGCATGGTGTCCCAGGGCACGCTCGTCTGCATCACCGACTGCATCTCGAGAATGGCAGCCAGCTGGCGCGTGGCGTTCTGGGTGTCGCCAGCTTGGAGGGCCTGCATGGCGGTCTGGAACAGGGGGCCCAGGCGGGCGTCCATGACCTTCTGCTGCGCGGCCGCGTCGAGGGCCAGCAGGGGGCCCGTGTAGGTCTCCGAGGCCTTGGCCTTGAGGTAGGCCTGCTGGGAGCGCAGGACGCTCTCCCAGGCGCTGGCGGCCGACTCGGCGGTGGGGAAGGCGCTGCCCGGGCCGATGCGGCCGGCAATCTCCTCCCGGGTGATGCTCATCGGGTCCTTAAGCTCGCGCTCGCGGAACGACATCAGCCAGTCGGCGTTGATGGGAACCGCGGCTGCCCGGCGGGCCTGCTCGCGTTGGTCCAGGGCCTGCTGCTTCAGCTTCGCGGCCGTGCTGGCCAGGGCCGGCGAGTGCGCGGCCATGGTGCGGCCATCGGCGTCCGGCTGCTCGAAGACCTCGAACAGCTCCGGGATGCCCCCGGCGCGGGTCGACTGGACCTCCAGCTGCTGCAGCATGTACTGCGCGGCCTCCATGCGGCTCAGGCCCATGGCCTTGAGGGCCGGCACGTAGCGCTCCTGGAAGACCTGATAGAGCCCCTGGGGGCCCTTGTCGGCCGTGAAGAGGTCCGCGGCCATCACCTGGGCGGACTCCTTGAAGGCGGCCTGGATGCGGTCCACGCGGGCCCGCTCGGCGTCCTGGCGCACCAGCCCCTCGAACTCGTCCATCGTGCGGCCGATGGTGTCGACCGCGGTGGGGTCGGTCAGGCCTTCGAGGGCCCGGCCGCGGGTCTTGGCGATCCAGTCCCCGAAGTTGAAGTCGGGGGCGTCCTTGACACTGTTGTACTCCTGCAGGGCATCGGCGCGGATCTTCAGCGCAGCCCGGCGGGACACCCCGGCCTGGAAGATGCGGCGGGAGTCTCCGGCCAGTGCCGGCGGAGCGTTCAGCGGGTTGTCCGGCAGGGGTTCCTGCAGGGCCGCCACGGGGTTGTCCACGCGCGCGGCTGCGGCCTGGGCCTCGGCTTCCGCGGCTCGGGCAGCTGCATCGACCTCCGCCTGCCGCATCTGCTGGATGGCCGGGTTCAGGGCCTGCAGGCCGTCCAGGAGGCCACTCAGCTCGGTGTTCCGCGGGAGGGCCGCGAGGTAGTCCCCCTGGCGCGCCGCAGAGCCCCGCTGGGGGCCCTGGCGCTCCCCGAGGATGGGGCGGCCGGTCAGTCGGATGGTTTCTGCCATGTCAGTTGGGCCTCTTGGTGCGGGACTGGTAGTCCTTGTCCTTCATGTAGCCGGCGCCGATTTGCAGCGCAGTGCCCAGGAGGGACGGCCGGTCGATGCTGGCCAGGGTGGAGTCGGCCCGGGCTTGATTGCCCAGGCCCTGGAAGCCAAGCTGGCTCTGGGTCATCAGGGCGTTGCTGGCCAGGGTGGCGGCCTGTTCGCCGCGGTTGACGCCCATGACAGCGCGCCCGCGGGTGGCCGTGCCGCCGCCCCCGAACTCACCCACCAGGGTGTCGAAGGTGGCCAAGTCGGCCTGCGCGCGGCGGGCCTGCTCGTTGACTTCGGCGGTGGACGCCCGGAAGGCCTCGTCCATCTGCCGGCGCCGGTCGTTCTCTTGGAGGCGCGCATTGCGCTCCACGGCCGCCGTCTGCTGCTGGCCCTGCTCACGGGCCGTGTAGGCACCCACGAGGGCCGAAATGAGGAAGAACCAGGAAAACGGATCCATGGGCTAGGGCAGGTAGAAGGGTTGGAAGGGGCTGTCCGGATCCCCGGGCTCGATGACGAACCCGAGGTGCTTTAGGAACCGCTGGTTGCGGGGGCAGTGGCGGCCGACCTGGTTGTAGACCTTCAGGCCGGCCCGGCGGAACTCCCGCATGGCGCCCATGAAGTGCCGGCCGGCGGTCAGGAAGGCCCTTGGATGGGCCCTGGCGGCGTCCGAAGCGAGGAGCCAAGGGGATACCAGCTTGCCCCGCACTTTGTAGCCCCAGAGGGCCTCCACGCGGCCGTTGATGAGGGCCGCCCCGGCGTTGCCCGGGCAGTCCTCGATGGCCTTGCGGATGAGGGTGACGCTGGGGGCCCGGTAGTGGGCCAGCTCGTGCTGGTCCTCGCTGCAGAGGTTCAGGACTGCAGCATCCTCGGGCCGTGCCCAGCGGTACTCGATCATCGGCGTGCGTTGGTGGTGACTTCGGCCACCCACTCGGCGTAGGGGACCACACAGGGGAGGGGGCCGCTGCAGAGCAGCGTCACTCGGGTGCCGGCGGCGTCGGCATGGACAGGCACGTCACCGTCCTCGGTGGCCAGCAGGGGATCCCCCAGCGGCACCTCGGCGTCACCCAGGTCGCCCACCCCCAGGGGGTAGACGTAGCCCCGGCGGAGGCGCGGCACCACGACCGCTTCGAGGTTGGCCGACTTGTTGAGGCGGACCTTGTAGCGGATGAGGCGGACCCGGGCGGACTGCATCGGGATCCCGTTGCTGTCCCGGAAGAGGACCTCGGTGAACGTGTAGCGGCCCTGGTAGGGCACCCCGAAGACGACCGTGGAGCCCGTGAGGTCGCCCGGCAGGCGGACCGTGCAGACCAGCCCGGTGGTCACCCGGGAGCGGATGGGCACCGGCCGAGGGTAGCGGGTCGGCTCGCACTCGTAGGCCTTGAGGAACTGGTCCGTGTAGGGCAGCTGGATCGCGGTCTCGTCGGTGACCGGGTCGTAGCTCCCAGGCGCGGCCAGGATCAGCCGGCGGTCCAGGCACAGGGAGTAGGGGAGGTCCCCATCGGTCTGGCCCACGGACGTGTCCAGGACCTCGACGAAGTAGCGGCCGCCCGGATCCTCCGCCAGCCCGGAGGTCCGGTAGAGCAGGAGGTGGAGCCTGGAGGCGTCCCAGAAGGCCGCCACCGGCTTCGCCGTGTAGCCCCGGGAGTTCCCGCCAGCGTTGAGGGTGTGGGTGGACCAGCAGCGCTGCGTGTAAGCCTCGCCGGCCTCGTCCAGCTCGTAGCCGAACAGGCGGATGTCGGAGGGCGTCAGGACAGCGACGTACTTGGCCGCGGTTGAGGCCGCGAGGGTCAGCTGGCCCTGGCCCAGCAGGCGCGGGACGTGCTCGGTCAGGCGCACCGCGAAGTTAGTCGCGGCGTCCGGGGCGACCCGGTAGGCCGACAGGTGGGTCTGGACGCCCACGTCCTCGGCGAACACGGCGCGGTTGCCCAGTGCCACCGGCCGGACCGAGGGGTCCATGGCGAAGGTCGTCGTGGGGACCAGCCGGGCGTTCCGCGGGGACAGGATGTCGCCGGCCACCAGGGAGAACTGCTGGCTCGCATCGGACCACACCACGAGGCCCTGGTTGAAGGGCGTGGCGTAGCTGAGGTAGTTCACCCCGCCCACCGGAGAGGCGAGGTCGATGGGGTCGTTGTCCAGGACCTGGGTGGCCGTGCGCGGGTAGAACTCGAAGTAGTCGCCGGCCCGGGAGAGGGCCACGGAGTCACCCGAGAGGAACCCCAGACGGTTCCGGTAGAAGAACACGTCGCGGATGGGCTGGCCCACGAAGGATGGGTCCGGCGCGGTCTCCTCGTCGCCCACCCGCCGGCTGCCCCAGTTGGCCACCCGCTGGAAGGTCCAGGTGGTGGCGCCGGTCTTGACCAGCTGGTGCGGCAGCGTGGCCGCGTCCAGGGTCGTGCGGGTGCCGGGCTTGACGGTCTCGACCCACTTCGAGCCGTCCCAGCGGACGTAGTAGGGGTCATCGCTGGAGTCCGCAGTGCCGTTCACGGTGACCGTGAAGCCCTCCTCGAAGCGGTACGGGAGGTCGGCGTAGGTGGGTGCCCCATCGGACACCACGAGCATCGTCTTGGTGTCCCAGGAGTCCCAGGCCTCCACGCCGGTCAGCGGCGCGCCATCGGTGCGGACCATCTTGATGACGTTGGTGGTGCCGATGACGCTGAAGGTGTAGCCGGAGGGGAAGGCGGCTGCCAGGGCGGTGCGCAGGCCCGCGGCAATCTCCAGCTGGCTCGGCGAGGCCGAGGAGGTGAAGGTGGCCGTGGTGCTGCCGATGCTGATGCTGTAGACCTTGCTGGCCACAGCCGTGCGGACGTCCACGTAGGCCACGTTCACGGGGTTCGCCGGGGCCACTGCAGTGGTCGTCTGGGGCACCACGGCGTTGTTCACGATGAACGTGTAGTCGGCCAGGGTCAGGCACGAGAAGCCCGAGGCCGGGGCGGCGTTGTTCAGGTAGGCCCTCCCGTCCGGGAAGGTCACGTCCTGCGCGTCTCCGCTCACTGCGTCGTACAGCATGAGGTTGCCGTTGACCAGGGCCAGGACGTACAGGGCCCCGTCAGGGGTCTTGAAGAAGTGCCCGAAGGCGTTCCCGTTGGTGCCCTCGACGGTGGCCTCGTTGGCTCCCGTGTTGGGCATCGGGAAGAGGGTCGCCTGGGTGCCGGGCCGGAGGAAGAGCCCGTCCACCACCGTGGCCAGCATGTTGTGCTGCTCTTCGCCCTGCGTGGGGTGACGCATGGCGGGGATCTGTTGGGAGATGCCCCCGAACAGCCCGGGGATGGGACGGGTTTCTCGGCTCATAGGTCGTACCTGTCTCGCAGGATGTTGGCCACGGAGAAGGAGTCCCGCAGCACGTTGTAGTCGCCTTCCTGGTTCTCGGACTCGCTGAAGGCCAGCATGGCGCGCTCCAGGTCCCCCTCGGTGTACCGATAGGTCCGGTCCGACACCGACATCCGGCCCTGCGCGATGCGCGCGGCCATGACAGCGATGACGTAGCGCGCCGTCTGCGGCAGCTCGTCCCAGGGCAGGAAGAAGGTCACCTTGGCCTTCAGGTCCCGCTCGAACACGTAGGTGTGCTTCTTGCGGTCGTAGAGGCGGACCCCGCGGGCCACCGGGGAGACGTCCGTGAACTCATCGTTGACGTCCGACTTGAGGACGTTCGACGGGAGAGTGATGGTGCCGTCCACCTGGCGGGTCAGCGGGAAGTCCTCCTCGGTGTTGAAGGACCACCCCGAGGACTGGAAGTTGCGAGAGGCCTCCAGGAGGACATCCTTGGCGTTGTTCAGGGGGTAGATCCCGTCCTGGTCCAAGGTGTCCACCGGCTGCTCCTCGGTGGCCGTGAGGATGAGGTTCACGGCCTCCAGCTGGGTCATGAGGGCACTCACTCCAGCCGCTCCCCACCCACCCAGACGACGTTGTCGAAGTCGACGAACTGGCCCGGCCGGGAGGCCAGGAAGGCTCCATACGCCGGCCGCCAGATGTAGTCCGCCGGGGTCGTGCAGGTCGGGATGTGGTTGATGTCGATCAAGAGCTTGTCGTCGGCCCACACGCGGATTCGGCCCAGCGACGGGTCGGTCCGCACGGAGACGCGAAGGCGGACGTAGGTGCCCACCGGGAACGTCAGGCCCGTGATGTTGATGAACGGCCTCGCGCCATAGTCCCCCGAGCCGCGCCACATCTCGAACTGCCAGTTGTTGGTGCCAGCCACGTTGAGAACCCGCCAGTACGCACCGGATCCCTCACCGTTGGTGTTGGCCTCCAGAAGGCTGAGTGTCTCTCCGGCCTGGATGGCCTGGCCGAGGCGAACGTCCAGCTCGATGGCGTATTCCCTGCTGGTCCGGCCGACTCCCAGGTCGCCCAGGAGAAAGCCCACCCCACCCTCAGTGCCGGTGCCGGTTCGCGTGCAGCGGGCGTGGCGGGTGCCACTCTTGGGGTTGGAGGTGGCGTCGGCCACCGCAGTGCCGTTGGAGCCCACCGTGTTGTTCGCCAGGACCGTCAGGGGCCCCTCGAAGGACTCCGTGAGGAGCAGCGCAGGCTTCGGGAAGGGGTTCGCGTCCCGGAACAGCTTGTTGAACCGCAGAGCGCCAGCCACCACAGCGAACGGCGTGCGGCCCTCGGTGCTCCCGCCCGTGAACGACGAGAGGGGCGCCTGGCCGGAGGTGGTCCCGTTGTTGAAGTCGATCAGCTGGGAGCTGTTGGGCAGCTCGAAGCACGACCAGGGGTTGGACGGGAACCAGAAGCCGAACTGGTTCCACGACCACCCGTGCTTCTGGAACACATCGATGGCATCCTGGATCCACCGAACAGCCACGCCTGCGCCGTTCATCATCCCGCAAGTGAACTCTCCGACCCAAATGGGCACGCCGTACTGGCGAGCGAAGGAGATGACCGGGCTCAGGTCGTAGGCCTCCATCCGCGTCTTGTCCGCGATGGCGCCCACCGTGGTACCCAGGCCGCTGCCGAGGTCGAACGGCCGCTGCGCGGTGCTCGGGTAGGTCCCGGCGTAGGCCGGCTGACCCGCCACGTTGGCGTGGGTGATCTCGTAGGGCTGGTAGAAGTGGAACTCGTAGGCCACGTTGTCCTGGCGCACCGGCCGCATCTGGGTGAAGCCGCCGGGAGCGCCGAACCACGCACAGGTCACCACACAGGTGCGAGTGGGGTCCGCGGCCCGGACCGCATCGATGCAGTCTTCCTGGTGGGCCAGCATCTGCTCCGTGAAGGCCGCCGAAGTGGCCAGGATGGGGTGCCAGGGCTCATTGAAGAAGGTGATGCCGGCGACCCGGTCGTCGTTGACCAGCCACTCCGCCAGGGTCCTGGAGGCCGCGACGTGTGCAGCCCGGGCCGCCGACGCCTGGGGAGTGTCTGCCCAGAACTCCGAACTCTGCGCGTGGACCGCGCCCACGTCCGGGCTGGTGGGGGACAGGACCAGAATGGTCTGACAGCCGATGGCTGCGAACGAGGCCAGGTCCTGCAGCAGGGTGGTGCGCAGGGCCTCGCTGAGGGTGTAGGGCTGGCCCAGCGCGCGCGCGGGGAGGTCGATGAAGCGGCGCGTCACGTTGGAACGGGACCGGCTGAACAGCTCGACGTAGGCCGCATCGCGTGGGTTGCCTGCCACGATGTTGTCGGTGTGCATGCCCCGCAGGCCGGATGCGCGGAAGGTGTCGGCGCCGTTCGCCACGGCCGAGGCCACAGCAGTGACGGCACCCGAGCCGCCCGGCAGGAAGCCCGGCCCGAAGACGTCAGTGGGCGGGCGGGAAGTGATGGGGAGGCCGTTGGGGTATTGGCCGCCGAGGTCCTTCATGGGGTCTCCTTGAAGCGAAAAAAATAGGCCCCCCTCCGGAGGGATCCAGAGAGGGGCCTTGTGGGGGGACCGAAAGGGCAGGAAGGCGTGGCCAGTCCTACCCCAGGTCATCAGGTCGTGGTCTTCAGCTCGACCGCGCACTCGGGGCGCAGGATGCCGTGACCCATGAGGTACTTGGCGACGATCAGGGTGCCCTGACGACGGATGTCGTACTGCATCTCGGTCTGCAGGTCCAGGAGCTTCACCGTGCCGACAGCGGCTGCCGTCATGATGAGGGCCGCAGTCTTCGAGAAGTCGCCCTGGTAGGCCGCCGGGCCGGTGCTGATGACCGAGTTCGGCAGGTTGTTGGTCTTGATCAGCGTGATGCCGCCGACCTGGACCACCTTGGCCTCGGCGAACGAACCGTTGGGACGACCACCGTTGTAGTCGACGTTCGTCAGCAGCGAGTTCGGCGTGCCGCTCAGGAGGTAATACTGCGCCGGGCGGATGAAGCTGTACTTCGCCATCGTCTCCGGCACGTCCTTCTCATCCAGGGCCTGGGCGGCAGCGAAGTGGCCGGCAATCAGGTCCGCGGCGGAGGTGCGGTACAGGGTGCCCGTCGAGGTCAGCGAGGTGCCACCGAAGGCGCCCGTGACGGTCGCCGAGGCGCGGGCAGCCAGCAGGCCCACCTGGAGGACGTTCTTGTCCCAGTTGGTGCCCAGGAAGATGCCGCACTCGCTCGAGTAGATCGAGCGGTAGTCGAAGTGGTTCTTGGCCTCATCGACGTTCGGGATGAACACGCTCGACAGGAGCATGTCGTCGATGGTGATCACGCGCTCGTTCACGTTCACCGACTGGCCCAGGATCTCGTTGCCAGGGGTGTGGTAGCCGCCGGTGACCTTCCAGGTGGCCGGGAACTGAGCCGACTTGCCGCTGGAGATGGTGCGGACCATGTGCTTGTCCATGGTCACGCTGGCGGTCTCGAAGGCGGTCATCACTTCGCCGCCGAAGACCTTCAGGAACAGGGCGTCCGTGGCGCCGGCACCGTTGATTTGGCCGATGCGGATGGGGGTTGCGTTCGTCATTTGGAAACAGGGGAAACAGGGAGAGAACGACGCGGGCCCGGGACGGGCACTGGATGCGTCTGCGGGGCTCTCAAACCGCGGCCTTGGGGGTCACCTACAGGGCCACCCTCGGGTGGTCTGCCAGGGGCCTACGGGGCTCGCAGTGGGGAAGCGGAAGGGACATGGGGGTGTCAGCTGAGGATCGAACTCAGACAAGCGGGATCACAACCCGCGGCTCTGCCATTGAGCTACTGACACACCCATGCCCCCTTCGGGGCACGGACCCGGGCTGTAGCGCCGGGAGACTCAGAACCTGGGCTGGAGCGCCAGGAGACTTGTGAGGGTCAGCGGAGGGACGAGTAGTCCGTCAGGTCGAGCCTGCGTGCCACCTCGGCCCTGTAGGCCTCGTCGGACTGGTAGCGCGGGTCGCGCATCGCAGCCGTGATTTCGCCGCGGGAGGCATAAGCGCCCACCGCCGGGGCGCCGCCAGCGGCCCCGTTGACCAGTGCCGGCTGCTGGCCGCGGGCGGCCTCGTAGCGGGACTTGAGGGCCAGCATCGCGGTCTGGAGTTCGACCTCGGTGCCACTGGCCACGACCTTGTTGAAGTGCGCCTGCTCGGCCTCGCTGAAGGCCGTGGAGGCCCAGTCGCGCATGGCCTCGAAGGACTGCTGGCCACCCACCAGGGCCATGGCCTTCTGGTCGCGCAGCTGCTGCAGCGCAATCTGGCCGGCCGCGATGTTCTCCACCGTGGCCTTGTCCAGGCCGATGGCTTCGAGCAGCTTCAGGGACTCGTCCGACAGCGCGCCCTTCTCAGCGTACTCGGCCGTCATGGCGGCGAAGTTCAGCTTCGGAGGGGCAGCCGGCGCGGGGTCCTTCGGGGGATCCTGCGGGGGGTCCTTGGGCGGGTCCTGCGGGGGGTCAGCCGGGGGATCCTTCGGGGGGTCCTTGGGAGGATCCTGCGGTGCAGGGGCCGCTGGGGCAGGGGCTGCAGGGGCCGGAGCCGGCGCAGCGGGAGCGGGAGCAGGGGAAGGAGCCGCCGGGGCGGGGGCGGCCGGAGTCGGGCCCGGGTCGCCGCCGAACTTGGCAGCGGCCGCGTCGATCTTGGCGATCATGGCCTTGTCGTGTGCGGACTCGCCCAGAGCCGGCTCGTTCATCAGTGGTCCACCCGCAGGAACGGTTGGGCCTTCTCGACGGTCGGCACCATCACTTCAGCACGCTTGGCTTCGAGGGCCTCGGCGCGGGCCAGCTCCTTGGCGAACGGAGCGGGGGCCGGAGCGGCGGCCACAGGGGCCACGGCAGCGGCCGTGATGGTGGCAGCCGGGGCAGCCAGGAAGGCGGCCTTGGCGTCCACGACGGTGCCCTCGGCTGCAGCGGCAGCGGGGGCTTCGGTGGCCTTCGGGGCCTCGGGGGCGGCCTGGGTTTCGGTCTTCTTGCTCATGCGGGGGTTGCGGTTGGGTTGGTGGGAGCCATGCCGGCTTTCGCCAGCTGGCCCATCTGGGTGACAGCGTTGGGGCCGAGGTGCTGGACCAGGGCCTGCATCTGTTGGGCTTGTGCTTCCTGAGCGACCGTGGCGGCGTCCTTGATGAGGCCTTCTGCCTTGATCCCGCGGGCCGTGGTGAGCCGGCGCAGGAGGTCGTCGAAGTGCAGGTAGATCCGGAGGGCTTCGGGCCCGCCGAGGTCGACCACGTCGCGCACGAACTCGCGGAGGTTGTCCAGCTCGGCACCGCGGCCCAGGGCGTCCAGGCCGGTGACGATCATCGGCCGGAGGGAACTCTCGGGCAGGGCGGGGAGCTTGCGCTGGCGCTGCAGGCGGCGCACGCGGGAGCGCAGCAGGGGCAGCTGGAGGTCCTGAGAGAGGGCGCTGTAGCTGCCACCGTTCTGGGTGTCCAGGTCCTGGGCCACCCGGCGGATCTCCTCCGCGGTGACGCGCTCGGCGTTGCGCTGGACGGCCGAGGACAGGCCGAAGGCGAAGGCAAGCTCCTCCTTCAGGTCCCCGATCATCTCGCGCACTTCGCGGAAGTCGGCGGCCTTGTTGGCCTGCAGCGGGGCGATGTCTTCGGGGTTGCCGTCAACGATGTCGCCGGTCTCCGCCTTGGCCACCGTGGAGGCCTTGGTGGTGGACGTGGGCTTGCGCAGGTAGACCAGCTTGGCCATGGCCGCGGAGCCCTTCACGAGGGCTGCGGTGAGGCCTTCGAGGCTGATGAAGTAGCCCAGGTAGTCCTCGACGTGGCCGCGCCCGTAGGACTCGCCATCGACGGGGATCCCGCGCAGGGGCATCCAGGGGCAGGCGTCCAGGGGGTAGGTGCCCTCGGAGCCGGGGACCACCTTGCCCATGACCTCCTGCCACACCTTGAAGTTGTCCTTGGTGCGGAAGACCCCGGTGAACACCGTGATGGTCTTCTCGGGGGCCCGGCCGGCCTGGGCAGCGTCGACCACGGCGCGCACCTTCTGGGGCAGCGACACGTAGCTCATGTGGTCCTCGGCGACCAGCCGGGTCCAGGTGCCCGTGCCGTCGCGCTCGACCACGTAGGAGTGCAGGGCGTAGGTCTTCAGGCCGCCCTCGGGGAGGTCGTACAGGAGGACGTTGCCGGCCACCAGGAGGTGCTTGCAGGCTTCCCCCAGGGGCGTGCGGGTGGGCGTGGTCTCGATGTCGGCCTGGACTGCGTCCTCGACCTTGGACAGGGCCAGCTCGACCTCGGAGATCAGCTCGGCGCCCATCTCCTGCAGGACCTTGTCCTCCAGCGTGTAGCGGAAGAAGGACTGGCGGGCCGGCAGGAGGGCCATCAGGTAGCGCGCGGCGAGGGTGTTGACACACCGGGCGCCGAAGTTCGAGTAGCCGTGCCGGAGCCGGCCACCGTTGTTCTTGCCAGCCGGCGGGACCAGCGTGGGGATGGTGTAGCGCGCTGCGTCCCTCGCCCGCTCAAGGTAAGCGGAGCGGTCGGTCGACATCCGCTGGTACTCCTGCTGGAGTGAGGAGGGCATCTGCATGTTCAGCCTACAGCGCTTGACCGCGCGGAGGGGTGCGGGGAATGGTCAGCCGGCCATCACCACCAGTGCCGGCGGCGGGTGCCGGGGCTGGGGCTGCGGCGCCGGTGCCGCCTGTGTCGCCACCCGTGCGCTGGCTGCGGCGCAGGTTGCTGCGGCTGCCCAGGCGAAGCTGGCTCAGGTTGCCCACCTCGTCATCGTCGGGGAACGGGCTGGCCAGCGGGCGGGGAGCTTCGGCCGGCGGAGGGGCCGGGTCCGGAGTCTTCGGAGGATCTGGAAGGCACACTGGAGGGGCTCCTGTAGGTGTCTCTTAGAGGGGATCTCTGCCCCGGAGAGGGGTCTTGGCGATAGCCGGGGCACGGTCGAAAAAATAGGGCCCCGAAGGGCCCTAAGTTGTTGTCACGCCGAGCGATCCAGAGGCTGGAAGACGCTGACCGGAGCCAGGTCGTCGCCCACCCGGTAGTACAGGTCGAAGTGCAGCAGCATCAGCAGGTTGGCCACGATGTGGCCCGCATGCGGCAGGCCCGACTCGTCGTCGTTCTCCTCACCCTTCGCCATCTTGAACGCATGGCGCCCGATGCAGCCCACCGGGATGGACCACGCGAAGCCCTTGGCCCAGTTCCAGGCGGCGTACTTCTTGGTGCCGTACTCCAGGACCTTCACGCCGGCCACCAGCATCTCAGGCCCCAGGGCGTTGATGGCCTGCAGCAGGTACTTGCGCTCGCGGGTGGCCTGGAAGCGGCCCAGGCAGGCCAGGGACACCACCACGTCCGATGGCAGGCCCTGGTAGGCCAGGATGGCGGACAGGGAGTCCATGGGGACCAACGAGAAGTCCGGCTTGCCGTCGTTGTAGCGAGCCGCGGTGCCCCGCTCGGGGCTCGTCACGTCACCGACGGGCATCAGCGGGCTCCCTTCAGGAAAGCCGCCTCGGCCGCCTTGAAGGTGTCGAACGCGGCCACGTCACGGAACGTGCGGGTGTTGAAGAGCTTCCAGGTGCCGTTGTTGAACTTGATGCTCAGGTCGTTCATTGGGGGGTTCTCCAGGGGTTCGTGTTGAGGGCAGCCGAAGTACCACCGGCCCACAGGCGCGGGGGCGTCCGGGCGCTGCGGGTGCTTGCAGACGATGGTCTTGAGGTCCTGCATGCCGTGGTGGCGGCAGCCGGTGCAGGGCCGGGCGGGTTGCGGAAGCGGGACGGGATCAGGCAGCGAGGAGAGCACAGGCCTTCTTCTCCGGGGTGATCCAGTAGGTGTCCGCGCCCCAGCGAGCGAAGGGGCACACGATGCCGAACTGCCGGTTGTCGGACGGGCGCTCCGTCAGGGCCACGATGAGGCGGGCCTCGTCCAGGCGGTACTGCGGGGCCCGGCCGGGGGCGTTGAGGAGCTTCAGGGCCTTCTGGCGGGCATCGGCGCGGCCGACCGTGACCTGGCGGATCGAGTCCTTCAGGAACAGGTTGTCGCGCCACAGCTCGTCGCACCGGGCCAGGATGGTGTCGCGGTCCAGCTCCAGCATCTCGAAGTCGCGCTTCGCCAGCCGGCGGCCCAGGCGGGCGGGGATCTGGGCGAGGTACTCCACGGCCAGGGCGAGGCCCACTGCGAGGCTCAGGCGGAGGTTGTTCAGGGTGTCCATAGGATCACTTCCTTACGGTCGAATGAGTAGTCGGATGCGCGGCAGATGCGGGCCACGCGGGCCTGCACCAGGGCGTCAGCTTCGGTCAGTCCCTTGGCCTCGTAGGCCTCGACGATGCGCGGCCAGACCTCGTGGATGTGGATGTACTTGCGCGCCGAGGGCTCGCCGAGGATCTTCACGGCACCCTTCGGGCCGCAGCCCGGGAGCCCCGTGTAGCCATCGACGGAGTCCCCGATGAGGGTCTGGTAGAGGTGCCAGTAGTCGGCCTCCTCCGGCGACACCAGCCAGGGCTTCTTGTCCTTGCGGGGGTTGTAGAGCCAGCCGGGGATGGTCTTCATGTCCTTGTCCTCGGACACGATGACCTTCTTCCCAGGCACCAGATCCGGGTGCGTGGACAGGATCCCCATGATGTCGTCGGCCTCCAGCCGGGGCCTGCGGTAGCTCCAGTAGGTGGCCTCCAGGTGGTCCTTCACGGCCACGAGGTGCTCGGGCTTCACGACCCCTTCCCGGTTGGCCTTGTAGGTCGGCAGCACGTCCAGGCGGAAGTTGTCCGCGGTGGGGCAGGACAGGCAGATGATGACCTCGTCGGCCTTCACCGCGGCGCGCAGCTTGGCCACCTCGTCGTCGATGCGCTCGGGCTGGGCCTCCCAGTCGTCGACCGCAACCGCGGGGCCCTCCAGGCCGGGGAACTTGTAGCTGCGCTGCGCCGTGGCCGCCAGCTGGTAGGCCACGATGTCCGCGTCGATGAGGGCGATGCGCTTCACGTCAGCTTGGCCACCGGAGGATCCACGAGGTAGACCGGGGCGCCCTGGAAGCTGCCCTGGTAGTCGTTGAACGAGCTGTAGAGGCCATGCGTGGCGGGACGAAAGCCCCCCGCCTTCCGCAGGCAGGCCAGCTCCTCCGAGTTGACCTCGATGCGCCGCACCGGGCAGCCCGCGGTGACGGCCTCGTTCAGCAGGCTCTGCAGCTTCGGGACGATGGGCGGGTCGGTGACGACTCTCATGGCTTCACTCCTTGTTGGGTTCGCAGCCACTGCTGCAGTTGCTGGTAGGCAGCGTCTTGGGCGAGGCAGGCTGCGTAGTTGTCGGCGAGGGTGCGGGCAGCGTCCTGAGCGTCAACGGGGGCAGCATCAGGAACTCCGGAGGGGCCGGGCACGACACCGCGGGCGGCCGCGTCGTGGAGCACCCGGTAGCCCCCAGGCAGAACATCGCCACGAGGCACCAGTGTCGGAACAGCATCTTGGGTCTCCTTGGCGGCCCTCGTGAGGCGCCGGTTGGTGGCCATCAGGGCCGTGGCTGCGGCCTCGTTGGCGCGCCGCAGGTTCTCCTCGGACTGCAGGGACAGCCGGGTCTCCGCCAGCTCCGCGGCGAGGGCCACGTTGGCGGCCTTCATGGAGGCCCACTGGTGCATCAGGAAGGCGCCCCCGAGGAACAGCCCCAGGCACGCCGCAAGGCCCCCGATGAGGCGCCAGGGGATGGTCGTCAGGGGCAGCATCACTCGAACATCGGCAGCTCGGCCGGCCGCTCCGCCTTGTCCACCAGGGTGAAGCCCATGGCCACGACATCGGCCTTCCAGCGCTCCCAGCGGCGCAGGCTGCGGGCGTACTCCTTCTCGGTCATCTGACCCTCCAGCACGAACTGCTTGTTCACCAGCCCGGCCTGGAAGGCGTCCGTGGCCTGCACCACGCCGTCGACCCCGAGGGTGATCTGGCACAGGTTGAAGTCGTACTGGCGCCAGCGGGTCGTGGGGTCCAGCCCCTCGGCCAGCTCGATCACCTGGACCTCGACGCCGTCCACGGTCAGGTCGGTCTTGTAGACCCGCCAGATTTCGCTGTCCTCGCCGTAGCTCAGGTCGAACTGAGCCGTGACGGTGCAGCCGCCCAGGGCGCGGGACAGGAGGTGCTGCATCTCCTCGGTGGACCGGCGCGGGTAGCCGCTGATGAACACGTCCATGTCCTTCGGCTGGCGGCCGATCATGCGGTCCCGGAGGAACCCACCGGACACCTGGGCGCCCACGAAGCCGACAGCCTCCAGGCCTTTGAGGATCTCGACCGGAGTCGGGTTGCCGTAGCTCATTCAGACATCTCCTTGAAGATGGCCCGGAGGCCTGATGGGGTGAGCCGCCAGCGGCGCGCGAAGCCGGCGGGGGTGAGGGTGGACAGCAGGCCGAGGGACGCCCCAGCCGCGACCAGAGCGGCGTGCTGCCGTGCGTAGTCGGACTGGATGGCGATGCCCCGGTCGTGGGCCTGGATGAGGACCTCCAGGAGGCCCTCGGGGAGGTCAGTGGGTGTCGGCCCAGGTTTGACCGATGTCCCCGGCCCCTGCGAGGGGGCACCGGAAACCGAACGACTCGCCCGCGAGGCGAATCGAGTCGATGCCCAGGCGCAGAACTTCTTGAGCGTGCTCAGGGGAAACCTCCAGTTGCCACTCATCGTGGACGTTGGCGACGAACTCGTAGTCAATGCCCGGGCGCAGGCCGGCCGCCTGCATCGAGTCGTCGAAGATGCAGAGGGCGCGCTTCATCTGGATGGCTCCAGCTGACTGCAGCAGGGTGTTCAGGGCGGCGTGCTGGCTGCGCACTCGCAGGCGGCGCCCATCGAGGCCCCAGAGGTAGCCCCGCTCCTTGGCTGCCTTCTTGACGGCATCCACCAGCTTGCCCATGGCGGGCAGGTTGCGGAGGAAGGCTGCCCTGGCGCGGCCGCCGGCCTCAGCTGCGGGCTTCCCGCGGCGGCGCGTGAGGATGAACCCCAGCTTCTCGTCGCCGGCCCCGTAGATGAAGGCGTAGAACCACGTCTTGGCGATGTCCCGGCCGGTCTCGCCCTCGAAGTACAGCTCCTTCGGGCCCAGGCCCAGCGCCCTGGCGTTGACCGAGTGCATGTCCGTGCCCTTGGACTTGTCGCCCGAGAGCACGGTGTTGATGTACTCGCCACCGTCGTAGATGGCCATGTAGCCGGCGAGGTCGCGCAGCTCCAGGGCTTCCGCGTCGATGCCCACCAGGACCTTGCCTTCGGGGGCGCCGAAGCACTCGCGGCACTCCTTGCCGTACGGCGAGTAGCCCGCGGGGATCTGCCCCATGTTGGGCCCCGAGTGCGCCATGCGCCCGGTGACGGCCTTGTTGGGGTGGACCCGGCCGTGCATGCGGCCATCGGCCCCGACCTTCTTCAGCCACGCCTCGTTGCCCTCGGCAATCTGCCCGATGCGCTTGCAGACCATGAAGTATTCCTTCAGGGGCTTCGCTTCCGGGTAGGGCAGCTGCGAGATCACCTCGTCGTCCACCTTGGGGTGGCCATCGTTTGTGAACTCCGCCGGCTGCCAGCCGAACTGCCGGGTCAACCAGGTCGCCACATGGTCGCGGCTGCCGGGGTTGAACTCGGTCAGCTTGACCTTGGTCATGGGCGCTCCGGCCACGTAGCCATGCTTGGCGCTGTCCCGCTTCGGGGTGAAGGTCTTGCCGTCCTTCAGGAAGCGCGGCTTGAAGACCTTGCGGACCTCCTCCTCCAGCTCCAGGCGGCGCTGGCTGAGGTGCGCGTACAGCTTCACCGCACGGTCGGCGAAGAAGTGGAACCCGAAGCGCTCCTGGCGGGCCAGGATGCGGGACACCTGGAACTCCAGCTCGCGGGCCGTGTCGGCCACGTCCTTGGTGAGGATGCGCTGCACCAGCAGGTCCAGGACCTCGACGTCCTGCACCCCGTAGGTCTCCATGTCGGGGTTCCACTGCTCCCACTTCCTGCGCTTCCGCTCGGCCTCGTCGGCGATGCGGGTGTCGCCCTCGTAGTCCCCCTTCGGGAGCCCCAGGCGGGCGCCCATGGCCTCCAGCGAGTAGGACCCCACGAGGTTCCCCGAGAGGAGGTAGCGGGGCTTCTTCTTGGCCCGCTCGTCCATGTCCAGCCGGTTGATCTCAGGCCACGCCAGGGTGGCCCAGATCATCGAGTCGCCGCAGGCCTGCGGGGGCAGCTTCAGGCCCTCGACCTTCTCCAGGGCGGGGTAGTCGTAGCCGATGCCGTTGTGGGCCACCAGGAGGTGACCCTCGTCGGCCATGCGCTTCAGGTGGGCCACCCCCTGGGGGATGGTGTTCTCGAACTCGTTGCGGCGGTACACGCTCCTTTCCTTGGTCTGGAAGTCCTTGACCACGATGAGGTGGACCTTGGAGATCGAGTCGAGCAGACCGTCCGCCTCGATGTCGAAGAGCGTGATGGGCTTCAAGGAGACCCCTTACAGCAGGCGGATGGCCTGCCGGAGGGCTGCGGCGTCCTGGCGCGTGGCCAGGAAGCTGCGCCACTCGGCCGACAGGCGGTCCTCGCGGTTGAACTTAATGGCCCTGCGGGTGGCCCGGTTCGGCCAGATGGCGGGCACCGTGGGGTACACCGCATCGGCGCAGCGCAACGGGCGGAAGCCCAGGGCACGCTTGGCGCGGCGGCCCCAGTTGTTGGCGGCCAGCCGGGCGCGGTCGAAGGCGGGGGAATCGGTGTTGGTGAACATCAGATGGTCCCCTTGATGTCGAAGGACACGGTCAGGCCCTGGTGGGACACCGGCTCGTAGGCGCGCTTCAGGTATTCGAGGTCGGAGTGCGAGAAGCGGCCGTCCTTGTCGATGTAGAGCACGGTGGTGCTGTCACCCTTGAAGGGACCCATGACAACCACCTCGATGGCCGAGGGGTCGTCCTTGAGGCGGACCACCAGCGGCTGGCAGCAGCGCGGGTCCAGGGCCGGCACGGGGGGCGTGAGAGGGGCTTTGAAGTTGAACATGCTCAGAACTCCGGTTTGGCCGCGCCGCTGGCGGGCCCGTTGCTGGTACGGTCGGGGAAGGGGGACGATTCGTCCTGCACAGGCGCAGGGGTCAGCATCCCGGTGGCGTGGTCGTAGCTCAGGCCCAGCACCTTGCCGGTGGCCCGGCCGGTGTTGCGGTCCTTGAGGCACCGCAGGCGGCTCCTGCTGCGCTCCTCGGGGTCGTCGGCCTGCTGGTTGCGCTCCAGGCCGAACATGAAGTGGGTCCAGAAGCCGATGGCCCGGGACCCGCGGAAGTGGCGCACCATGACCCGGCCGCCTTCCTCGTGGGGCTTGCCCTCGGGGGTGGCTAGGTGCGAGATGTAGTGGATCATCGCGCCCGTGGTCTTGGCGAGGCTCGCCATCTCCTCCATGATCCCCTTGAGGGCCGCGTTCTCGTCCTCCTCGCCAGCCACCAGGGCCGTGAGGTGGTCGAAGTAGATGTGGGTGCAGCCCAGCGCGACGATCATGTACTTCATGCGCGCCTTGACCACCTCCCACTCGGTGCCACCCCAGGCGTCGTACTGGTAGAGCCGGTTGGTCTCGCCCACGGCCCGGATGGCTGCCTCGCGCTCGGCGGGGTCGTACTCACCAGGGACGTGCAGGACCTTGCCGATCCACTTGCCGGCGATGCGGGTGAGGCTCTCGGAGACGTCCTGCTCCAGGTACAGCATGCCCACCGTGGCCCCCTGGCGGAGGTCGAAGGCGATGCTCTGGGTGAACAGGTCGGTCTTGCCCACCCCGGTGCCCGCGCCGAACCCGTACAGCTCCCCAGGCCGGCGGCCATAGGTCATCGCTGTCAGCTCTTCGAGGAACCAGGGGTAGCCCACCTCGGGCTCCTTGAGGGCCCGCTCGACCACCTCGCTGGCCGCCAGCACGCCGTCTGGGCGGTACTCCTTGGCGTCCCAGATGGCCTGGATCACCTCGGCCCCGCGGCCCGCCTTGAGCATCTCGTTGGCGTCCTTCAGGGGCAGGCGGGCCACCTTGCAGCGGCCTGGGCTGAACAGTGGGGCGCACTCGGCCACGGCCTGCCGGCCCGGCTCGTCCTGGTCGAACATCAGGACCACGGTCTCGAAGCGCTCCAGCCACTCCAGGGCCTCGGCCAGGGACTTCTTGGCCCCGCTGCTGCCGTTGGGCACGCTGACCACCGGCCACTTGTTGTCCTGCAGCTGCGACACCGACATGCAGTCGATCTCGCCCTCGGTGATGACGACCTTCTTGCCGCCATCACGCCACAGGTGCTGGCCGAAGAGGGGCAGGGCCTGCTTCAGCTTGCCGGCCACGCCGAACTGCTTGTCCGGGCCGCGCATCTTCTGGGCCACGAGGCGGCCCTGGGCGTCGAAGTACGGGGCCAGCTGCACCGGGGTCCCCACGGGGAACTCCTTGGCCACCGCCGGGGACATGCGCGCGTGCTGCGCCTCGTCGATGACCCCGACCGTGTAGCTGAAGTGCTCGCAGGTCTTCTCGCTGATCTTGCGGGCCCCGAGGGGACGCACCTCGCCCTCGATGGGGGTGAACTCGCTGGCCATCTGGGGGCTCCTGTGGGTGGTCCTGGGGGTGTCCCCGTTGCCGGGCTCGTAGTGGCCGCAGCCGAAGCACCAGCCATGGCCGTCCGAGTAGCGGCCCAGGTTGTCCCTGGAGCCGCACTTCGGGCACGGCTCCTTGGCCACACAGACCGAGGAGGACTCTTCGTGCTCGCGGCGGCCCATCAGCTGGCGCTCACCAGTTCCTTGTCGTTGAGCCAGTGGCTCTCCATGTTCTTGCCGCGGACGAACAGCACCAGGGAGGTGTCGGCCTTCTTGTCGATGACCTTGGCCGTGCGCAGCTTGCGGACCCAGTTGGGCAGGGGGATGCCGTAGCCGGGCTTGACCTGGACCTGCGAGCCCACCTTGATGGGCTGGCGCAGGCGGTACTCGCCGTACTTCTTGCCGACCTCGTCGTACTTCAGCACGCAGTCGATCTGCATGCCCTCCAGGCGGAGGTCCTCGATCACCGAGGCGAGGCGGAAGATCCCGTACACCGCGATGGCCTGCATCGGGGTGATGGTCTTGCCGTCGGTGAGGTGGCGGCGGATCTGGGAAACCTGAGTCATGTGTGTTCTCTCTCGGTGATGAGGTGTCGGTGGGTCAGCGGGTGCGGGCCTGGGCCCACCACGCCTTGACGTCGAAGCTCGGGCAGGCCTTGGCCACGCCGGGGAAGTCGCGGTGGCCGCGGATCTCCGCCTCGGGGAACTTCTTCAGGAGCCCTTCGAGGACCTCCTTCAGGGCCTGCTTCTGGGCCGGCGTGAAGTTGTCTTCCGGCTGGCCCTTGGCGTTGATGCCGCCCGCGAGGCAGATGCCCACGGAGCAGTGGTTGAAGCCGGCGACGTGGCTGCCCCGTTGATCGAGGCGGCGGCCGGTCTCGACCTGACCAGTGCGGCGGATGACGTAGTGGTAGCCGATGCCCAGCCAGCCGCGGTCGGTGTGCCAGCGGTTGATGTCCGCAGCGGTGACCTCGCGGTTGCCTGGGGTGGCAGAGCAGTGGACCGCGAGGAACTTGACGTCCTCGGGCCGCAGTGCGGGGATGCTCACTTGGGAGGCTCCTTGAGCCACGCCGGGGGGATCAGCTTGTCGGCGTACTTGAAGCCGTGCTTCTCACACCACGCGGCGTAGGTGGTGGGCGAGCCCTTGTAGAGGCGGGCCCTGCTGTTGGAGAAGACGAAGCGGATGTCGAGGTCGGGGCGCTGGGCCTTCACGAGGAGGTGCTTGGCGCGGTCCTCTGCGGTGAAGATGCCCTTGCTCTCGACGATGACGCCGTTCGGCAGTGGGAAGTCGGGGGTGTATCGATGGGGAGTCGCCGGGGTGACGTACTCCACCCGCAGGGTCTCGTAGGCCGCAGCAGCCTCGGGCATGCCGGCAGCGATGAGCTGCTCGGCGATGCGCTTTTCGAGGCCACTGCGGAAACCCTTGACGATGCCGACTGGTCGCTTAGAACTCGTCGGCACGCTTCGCGGTCGAGGTGGCTGCCGGGACAGCGTCACCGTCATCGTCACCGGCCGGGGAGGTCGGCTCGTCCTCGGCCTCGTAGCCGCCCTCGGCAGCACCGAAGCCATAGGCACCGGCATCGCGCTGGCCACCAGCCGAGGCCAGCTCCAGGATCTGCACGGCCTTCAGGCGCAGGCTCACGCCGGCACCGGCCTTCTCGGTGTAGAACGGACGGAACTCGCCCGCGACGTGGCCGATGGTGCCGCCCCAGATGGCCGGAGGGCTCTTGATGACCTTGCCCTTGGCGTCGAAGAAGTCCGGCTTCAGCTTCAGGATCTGGCCCTTCTTCGGGCCGTCCTTGTAGGTGATCTGCGCGGGCATCTTGAAGTTGAACTCGACCTCGCCGGTCTCGTTGCCGTCGTCGTCGAACACCGGCTTGACGCTGGGCTCGGCTGCGGCCAGCTTGTCCAGCTGGGCCTTCAGCTTGCCCTTCTCGACGCCCTTGGTGGCCGCTGCCAGCTTGGCCTGCAGCTCCTCACGGGCGGCCTCCAGGGCAGCCTCTGCGTGCTTCTGGACGATGGCCAGGAACTTGGCACCTTCGTCCTCGGACAGGCGCAGCTTGACGCCGTACTCGCCCTCGGCCTTGAACTTGGTGTCCGGCTCGTTCAGCTTGGGCCACACGAAGGTGCCCTTGGGGGTGGTGAACTGGACGTAGGAGGGGCGCTTGTTCTCGGCCATCAGTTGGTCTCCTGCAGGTTGCGGATCGAGAGGTAGTCGTCCACGGCCTTGTTGACCTTGGCGAGCAGGGGCGCAGGGATGGCCACCGAGTAGCCGGTGGACATGAGAGCGCGGGCGGGGAACTCGGGGTCCAGCGCCGCCTTCAGGGAGCGGAAGGCGTTGTAGCCGTCATCGACGCTCGTGGCGCCCAACATGGCCCGGATCACCGCGGCGTCCCGCAGGGACATCGTGATGGTCACGGTCGGGGCCGCGCCCTTCTCGAGGACCATGACCACGGTCTCGGTCCTGGTGATGGGCGGCTTGCCGGGGTTCAGGGTGGCCTTGGGGGTGGTGTTCATCAGACGAAGTCCTTGTCGCTGTTGATGGCGTCGGCGCCCTTGCCCTTGCGCCCGAGGGCGGCGTAGACCTTGTCGAAGTTGGGCTTCTGGATGTCGCCGCAGTCCGCGAGACGGTACAGGGCCGTGTAGGGCCCGGCAGAGGTGTCGCCACTCGTGACGCCCAGGAGGCCCATCACGACGGTGGCCTGGGCCGGGGTCAGCTCCAGGGTGACCTTGGCGGGGACGGCGGGGGTGACCACGACCGTCTTGGTGACGGCAGACTTGGCGGGGGTGAAGGTGGCGTTGCTCATTTGGCGATGACCTCGTTGCGGATGTAGGCCCTGAGTGCGTTCAGCTCCAGGGAGTAGTGGTCCTCGGCGTGGCGAGCCATGCGGCGCGCCATGTCGATGGCTTGCGAGGGGTCACTGCCCAGGGCAGTCACCAGCTCGTTGAAGAGGAGGAACACCGCGGCGACCCGCTGAGGGGCCGGCTGGCCCTGCATTGCGTCGATGGCGGCGTAGGCTGTCTGCGTGGTGCTCCACGCGGGGGCCATGGAAAGCTGGTCGGTGTCCATGCGGTTCCAGGTGGGTTGGTCGGGGGTGCTCAGGTCTTGAGCGATAGCCGGGGTTTAGGCACGAATCCGGGCCGGCCCCCTATGGAGACCAGCCCGGAAGTGGGACTGCTAGGCGAAGAAATACTCGGACTGGAGGACACCCTGCAGGTCCAGCGAGCCCATCGGCGGGAGCGGGGGCAGCTGCTCGACCAGCTCGGCCGGCAGTTGCTCGACCAGCTCGTCCCGGAAGCGCTCCAGCACGTTGCCCTCGTACTGGGCCACGAAGGCAGCCCGCAGGTTGTCCCGCAGGCGCGTGGCGTTGCCCGCGTGGCACCCGTAGGAGTCGTGGATGGTGGCGAGATCCCGCATCCCGTCCTGGGCGCAGAGCAGCACGGTCCGCATCAGGTGCGCAGCGTCCAGGCTATGGACGAAGTTCGGGGCGATGCCCAGGGCCTGCTTCTGGCCGTTGAGCTTGTCCCCGTCGCGCTCGAGCATCAGGCGGAACCGCCGGCCCAGGGCCACGAAGTCCAGCTCGCGGCCGATGGGGCTGCGGTAGTCCTGCAGGGCCAGGAACCCCACAGGGCTCGTCCAGCGCACCGGCAGGCTGTTCTTCGCAGCCACCTTCGCGGCTGCCTTGAGCCAGTCCATGGCCAGCCGGGCGGCCACCACGACCTGGCCGATGGCCTCGTGGTTGATCTCCGCCAGGAACTGGGCGTCCTCCCGGGGGTTGTCCGACAGGCCGTCCTTCTGCAGCTGGTCGAACAGCTGGCCCTGCATGCCACGCAGGGTGACCCCGTAGGGCACCGTCATGGTGTTGCGCTTCGCCAGCGAGCGGGTCACCCGGCCGACCCAGCGGGCAGCCTGAGGGCAGCCCTCCCGGGCGCGCTCGTCGATCATCGCCTGGGCGGCCTTGGCCACCTCGGTGTAGATGTCGCTGGGCTTGTGGCTCGGGATCAAGCCGGTGGCTGCCCCGCCCACGGGGTCACGCAGCATGGCGGAGAAATTTTGCAGGCCGTTGCAGCTGCCATCGAAGGCCACCGCGGTGCGGCTCTCGAAGTTCTCCTGGCGGCAGCCGGCGGCGACCCAGCGCTGCAGGTCAGCCCACTCGAAGCAGAACGCCAGGAAGCAGTACGGGCTGTCCGCGTCGGCCCACTCGCGGAACACGTAGGGGTCCTGGGCGCAGGCCAGGATCATCTGCTCGTTCTCCTCGACCCAGCGGATGCGCTCCTCGAAGGCCACCTTGTCGACCCCGTAGGTGTTCGCCCCGTGGATGGCCAGCCAGTAGGCCCCATCGTCCCCCAAACGGGACGAGTGGGCGAAGTGAAGCATGCCCTTGGCGACGTCGTCACCCTGGGGCGTGAGGGCCGGGCCCACCGGGTACATGCGGCCGCGCCAGTCGAGGTTGTAGACGTAGTGGAAGCGGTTGCCCCGCTCCATCATCAGCTCGGCCACGTACAGCTTCTGGACCAGCTGCACGCGCTTCGAGGCCACCCGCCCGTTGGTCTGGTAGACCTTGGCGGCCGACACCTTCCAGGCCTGCAGCACCTCCGGGGCCGGCTCCTCGCCCTCGGTCCAGGGCTTCGAGGGCACCCCCAGGTCCTCCCGCGGGGGCAGCCCGCCGAGAGTCGACGAGCCCTCCCACAGGGCCTTCACGACCTCGTAGACGCGCTCGTTGACGGACCACGCGGTGTCCTGCAGGGCGTTGACCGAGGCGTACACCAGGGGCATCTCCCAGTTTTCCTTCAGGGTCTGCAGGTAGCCCTTGTTGCGGGTCTTGACCAGGGGCTGGCGCAGCCTGGGGGTCAGGTAGCCGCCACCGAACGGGCCACGCCAGTCGCGGGGCCGGCAGAGCATCGGCAGGGCCACCGGCTGCATCAGCTCGCAGCGGGCGTGGCTCTCCTCCAGCCACTGCCGGCAGGACTCGGTCAGGCGCAGGATGGTGTTCGAGCGGCCGCGCACGGTGACCGTCTCGATGGCCACCAGCCCGGTGGACTCGGCGAACATGGTCAGCAGCAGGGTGCCCACCCGGACCCGCACCGCGGTGTCCCAGGCCACCACCTTGACCTCCGCCAGGGCACCCCCGCGGCGGATGAACAGGGCCCGGTCGCGGTCGGTGTTGATGGTGGCCAGCTTCTTGACCATCTTCTTGGCCAGCGCCGGCTGCGCGGCTGCCACCTTGGCCAGGGTGTCCTCGCCTTCCAGGGCCATGGCCAGCCGGATGGCCGAGGAGGTCAGGTTCGGGGCAGCAGCGGCCTCCTGCAGGACCGTCGAGGCAGTCAGGTAGGCCACCACCACGGGGTCGTACTGGTCCACGGCGTAGAACACCGAGGCGGACTTCGAGGCCAGCCCCTCACGGGTCTCCTCCAGCCACGTCTTCAGGGCCTCGACCATCGGGTCCATGGCTGCACGCAGCAGCTGCTGGCCTGCGGTCGAGCCCATGGTGCCCTCGCGCTGCAGGCACTCACGGTAGCGCTGGATCCCCAGCTCCACAGAGAGGGCCTCCAGCTCCAGCTGGGCGTCCACGCGGGCCTGCGTAGAGGTGAGCTTCTGGTTCAT